CACCACCCATAATGCTTATAATAAGTGCTGGCTCTCCTCCCCCATCACCAACTTCAAGAATTTGAATTGGTGGGTTATCTAACATATTAAAATCAATACTATTAGCTATATTTAATAATGCAGCGATAGGGCCTTCTTCTGTATCCTGCATTATTTGTAAATCTTCTGGATTAGCCTTAATGTCTTTTTGATATAAAACTAAATTTTCATCCGTTGACAATCTATTTAATTGAACTAATCCATTACGAATTGTTCTTTGATTCACCTTAACATCATCGCTGTCAATGAATGGGCTTTGTATAAAAGCGTCAGCGATTAAGTCTAATAATTTTTCAAGATTGTCTTTTCCTTGTTCTAATGTAATTTGAGCCATAACCTATTTCCTTTTCACTATAAATTCAAAATCATCATCAAATACTTGTTCTTGTCCATCATCTAATTTTAATTTTAATAATATTTTATAAACTCTATCAGGATAGAATCCATCTAAGTATTGTATAAAATAATTTGAATTACTATCACAACTAAGTTTTGTATAACTTGTATCTTGATTATCTTCAAATGGAACAATGAACTCATCAGTTGCTACATCTTTGATAGCGTATGAACCACTACCTTCAGTTATAAATGAACCAGTTACGGTTTGTACAGAATTGGTAAAAGTCTTTTGAATATATCTTTTTCTAGCACCAACTCTAAACTTAACTCGTTCACCAACTTTATAACTTTCTCTTAAACCTTGCATATATAAAAAGTTATCAGCCAACCCACTCATTGTTAATTCATTTAATGAACCCGTAGAAAATGATGAATCATCCCAGCGAGCTTCTAATCTTGGTGAAAATATTGTATGTGTGTTTCTTGAGAAAAATTTCAAATGTCCAAATGTAGTTGTGTCTGTTTCTTGACTTCCACTAAAACTAACTAACATTCCGTAATTTTCTTCTTGTCCTTGTAACCACATATTTACCATATCAGTTACTTCAACATTAACATCAGGTGATTGATTTGAAAAAGCTTGAGTTGATGAACTTATAGAATAAACCGTTACACCAGTATTAGCCCAAGGCACCGCAGTTCCTCCTATCGGATTACTACGATTTTCCCAACTACAACCATTGGTGTTTTTTGGCCTGTCACCAAACTTACCAGTACCCTCAATCCAAGATTGTGATATAGGTTGAATAGCTAAAGTATATTCCTCAGTCATTTCAGCATTACCCTCAGCTTCATAAAGTCTTAAATAGTATTTTGCATCAGACGCTATTGTACCATCAGCCACAGATTTAGATAATTCTGTAAACTCGTCTCCACTAAATTGAACCAACGCTCTTGTAGGATGGTCGAATGATAAATTAAAAAATTCTTTTTTGACTTCAAGTATTTGGTCTCTTCCAAAGTTTTGGTCTTTAAAAGAAGTACCATCTATTTTACTACTACCACTTGAAATCCAAGTGTCTTGATTTGGAAAAATAAAATGATGCATTATCTAACTCTCCCTTGTATGTTTTGGTTTGGATTCTTTAATTCAAAAACCGTTGGTGTTGCTGTGTTTGGTGGTAATACAATTGTGCCATCATCTGATAGTGCATTTTGAAAATTATATTTAAACCCATAACCAATTGTTCCTCCACCATTTATAGATGAGTCTTCAAACCCACCTTCCCCATCATATGAATATCTATATGTTGCTGAATCTAAATCAGCATCAGCTGATTCACTATTATAGTCATCTTTTTGAGTAAGAGTTACATGCCCAATTGAACGAACACCTTCAACACCCATCAATTCAAATTCCAATTGACTTTTAAATATTGGTTGGTTGAATTGCATTTTACTAATATTAAAATAGTCTATTATTTTTTGAATACAATCAAATTTTACTTTTTGTTTATCAGCATATTTTTCAGCAATAACATCAAAAATTACACCAAAGTTTACAATGTACCCATCATTAATAGTTACTGTGTCTGTCATTATTCTAAAGTCATCTAAATATTTTTTTATATTGTTTTTCAATGTTATTGGTAAATCATCTTTTGTTCCTAAAGAATTTGCATATGGATTACCAACTAATTGTTTTGAATTATTATAACCTAATACATAAATGTTTATCGTTGATAAACCACTAGATTCATCACTAGGAACATATTCAAATTGAATATTAGACATCTGTGGTAAATCGTTATTAAGATAGTTAATTAATTGTGTTACAATCTGAATTACACTATCATCCTCTGCACCATCTATAATCTGTTGAATACTATCTTCAAGAGTTTGTTGTAAATCACTAAGTTGTTGATTAGCTGCACCTACCTGAGATTCAAAAAAGTCTGAAGCTTCACCTCGCGTAACATATACTTTTGCAATATTTCCAAACTTTGCTGGTATGTTCAACACTCTTGCTTCATAATCTTCTTTTGTCACACATCTGTTTTGTGTTGTGAAAAACGCTCTAGCTTTTTCTCTAATTTCAATTGTATCTTCTTCATCTTTACCACCACGAGCAGCATTAGTGTTTACAACAGTTGATAATCTTGCATCTGTGTTTCCATTTTGTGGAGATAAAGATGTTGGTGCACTAATTATGTCATTGGCTGGAACATTAGAATCAAGTCCTCCACCAACACGATAAGTAATTGTTAAAGTTGTTTGGTTTGGTGTTTCACCAAGTGTTGAATACTCATCTCCTAAAAGAGGATTTATTGCCTCATTTAAATCATTTGCCTGACCAGGTATAACAATCCCAACCTGCTCCATATCAATAAAACTATCATCAACTAATTGTCCATCCTTTAACACACCATTACCAAATATTAATGATGTTGTATTATCTGTATTTGTTTCACGAGTAAATCTTTTTGTTGTTTTTATATATTGTAAAGAGAATGGGACAGCCACATCTGAATTGTTATCATTTAAACTATTCCCATAAGCTGAATCTCTATTCGCATCATCAGTATAATGAGTTTGGATTGGAACTTTATCTTGTGCTAAAAAATCAACCTCATACCAATTATTGTTATTTGAATCCACACAAGAAATAATATCAATTACATTTGTATCTGGTATTATTAAATTTCTAAATTTTACAGGTAAACCAACTTGAAATGAAATTGTTTTTTCAGTTGCACTTACAGCCTTTACAGTTCTTGACAATTTGTATTTAGAAGCTAATTGAGAACTATCAAATTCAGCAATTGAATCAGTATCATTAGAAGCTGATATTCTAAAATCAATGTGTTCAAGTGTTGTAAATGTAATATCAGAATTTGCTGTTGAGGTTATTTCAATACCTGCATCAAATGTACCCGCTTTTGAATAGTCAACTTTTGATGGGTCTCCACTTGATACCTCTACATCTGAAGTGAATGTTAAATCAACAAAGGCTGGAACTATTGGTTTTACTTTGTATCCAAACATTTTAGCTAAGTTAATTATATTTCTTCTCTCTTCTGCTAATGGTAATAACAACTCACGATATTGTTGGTCGATATAAAATGATAACACATCACCAACATAAGCATTCATTTCCAACAACATCATACCAGGTGATGTTTCATTGAAATCACGATAGGTATCTGGAAAATAAGATTTAGCATAATTCATCAAAGATTCTTTTAATGCTCCAAAATCTTTATTTAAGTAATTTACATTTGTTTCTTTAAAGTTTTCTTTACCATATGTTGGCATATTTTATCTCCAATTAATATCCACCACCAGTGGCGTTTGTATTATCCCCAGTTACATCACTTGAAAAATCTAATGTCACTGAATCTAAAGTACTTGGGTCTTGTTTAATGTTAAATAATATTTTTACTCTAATTTCATTTACTCCAATCGTTGTATCATCATCATTACTTAAAGCTTGTATATCTCTTACCTCAACAAAGGGTAACCAAAATTCTATTTTATCTAATATTTTATTTTGTATACTCAATAAGTTTTCTTCTGTAATTTGTTCAAATAAAAATGATTTTAAATCTATCCCCAAGTTTGGTTGAAAGAATCTTTCACCCTCTTCGGTTTGTAATAAATTTCTTATATTGTTTTTTACAGCTTCAATGGTTGTTGAGGTGCTTGCAAAAAAACCACCCACTGTATCATCTCTACGAATTGGTAAATCAATACCAATCTTTACTTTAGCATCATTATCTTCAATATATGGTTTTCTTGATATGTCTTTAATAGCCATTATAATAAGTCCTCAACATCTTCTCTAATTAATTTAACAGTTGTAAAATTTCTTTGGCCACTTTCATCCTCAACATTAAAAGAACTTTTTGAATCTGGATCTTCTCCAATATGGACATAACCACCAGCTTCTAAACCCCCAGCATCTTTGTCTAAGTCCAATCCAACTAATGAAGCTCCACCCTCTAATAAAGGTGTTACAGCTTTTTCTATAGCAGTTTCGAGTTCATCAACTAATTCATCTATGACTTCACCAGCTCCTGGTATTAGTGCACCTAGTTTTCTTATAGTTTTTAGTATTGGTGCTTTATCACCCAATAAAGTTTCTAATCTAATATTTACTAATTGGTCAGGTGTTTTTAAACTTTCAACAGTAACAGGAGCTTTTAATTGAGTTACTG